CGAGCTGAAGCCACAACGCCTTCAGCTTATCGTAGGGGTCGATGTTGAACATCTCGTCCAGGCAGACGGCCTTGTCGAGGATTTCGTCTTCGTCCATCGCATCGCGGTCGCGGAAGTCGATGCGGGTCGCCTCCAGGTAGCTACGGCCCTCAAATGTGGCATCGCTGAACCGCACCTCCAAAGTCTTGCCCTCGTCCGTGACGTCGAAGAAGAAGAAGATGCCCTCGTCGCCTTCCTTGATCTCGTTCTCCAGGGAGGCGGCGAACTTGCCGCGGGACATGGCGAAGATGGCGATCTTGTCCTCGTCATCGGGATCGATGATGTTGTAGGCGACGTATCGCTGGCCGTTGACCGCCTTGATCTGCTCCTCGTTCTCCTTGAAGTTCTTCGCCAGGCGGGCCCGCTCCTCGCACATCGGGCACGGCTTGCCAAGCGTCGTCGGGCAGACCTTGGACTCGTTGTTCGGCCCGACGCCGTGGTGGACCTTGAACGGGTGCTTGTACCAGATGACGCCCGGTTCCTTGTTGTCGGGGTGGTGCTTACCCTTGACCTCGTAGGGCACGATGTTGATGAGGTACTTGCCCTTCTTGTCGGGCACCCATTCCCGGACGCCGTCTGGGAGTGAGAACCAGCTGCTCCCACCGGAGCTCTTGGCATTCTGGCGCACCTCGTCCTTCGTTACCCTGCGCCGTTTACTTCGTTCCTTTGTTCTCATGCTGCTTTTCCTTTCTGTATTGGTCAATTGTCTTCAGACACGCCCGGCATATAATCCGGGTCACTATACTCACTAATAGGAGCACAACCAAAGGCACAGCAATCATTAATGGTATATCATACCAATTCATTTTGCTCGCCGCGCCTTGCGCCGCTCTTCCTTTGTACCGGCATCGTGCGGGCGCTTACGGTGCCGGACGCGTTCGTTATTCGGATCGTTCACCTCGTGCTCGATCCGGTCTTGGTGCTCCTTCCATGCGGAGATGATGTCCCTCGGTACGGAGGGGCCTGCAAAGTACTGCTGTCCGTGCAGCTTGATCATCTCCTCCAGCATGGACTTCTTCTGCTGCATGGCATTGACCGCCTCGCTGAGTATGGCCGCATCCCTGCGGGCGTTGATATACTCAATGGACGACTTCTCGTAGTCGGGGTGGGCCTTTACCGCGGCGGCAATAGCGGCCTCGGATGTCTTGGTAAGGCCGAAGTCCTCCGGGGCGGTTCGGCATTGCATTTCCAATCGAACGAGGAGCAGCTCGAGCTTGAGCTTGCATCGATCCGCTAGGGCCTTCGCTTCCACAGCCCGCTCGGCCCATTTGAAGAATACATCGGCCTGGCGGACTGCCTCCACATCGAGCTGTCCGGGGTCTATCGATTTGTCTGCGGCGAATTCTTCACGGTTCATATCATTACCTCTATACACTGTCGTCTCTAGTTGGCGCAGATTACCTCAAAACACGCCGCGGCAAGCCCCGCCTCTTTGGAATCGTAGAAGGGGGATTTGAATATATCAATCATCAGGTACGCCTGGTGATCCGCTTTACCGCTGAGCAGCACCGAGCGCGCGTACATGAGAACCGACCACCGCACAGATTCAGGTTCAGCTGTAATGTTCTTGAGGATGGCGGCCACCGCCTTCCACGGGGACTTCTTTAGCAGCGCCCGGCAGAGCGCCAGGGAGTTCTCATCGTCCTCGCCGGCTGACGCCATCGCCGCTGATCGGTCTCCGCCTTCCGGCACATTGGACAGCACCTCCATGAGAACCAGAAGACGCCTGGCTGATCCTTGTGATGCATCCGCCAAGTCCTCGAGTTCACCATCCAGGAGCTCCATCTTCTCACGCCGTGCGACCCGCTTGGCGAGCTTGGTAAGTTCGTTGTGGGTCAATAGGCGCACCGGGATCTCTGTACACCGGGTGCGGATTGCCTCGATGAGCTTTTTCGGGTCGGTGGTGCAGAGAATGAAGTACACGTGATCAGGTGTATCCTCGAGCATCTTCAGCGCGGCGTTCTGCGCGTCGTTCGTCCATTTGTGGGTTTCGTCGAACATGAAAATACGGCAGCCGCCCACTGGAGCGAGGTTCATAATCCTGGCTATGTCCCGCACGGAGTCGATGCCACGAAAGGACGATGCATTGAGCTCGCGGAAGTCCATGTCGTGGCACCCGAGCTCCGTCTTGAGAATGCGGGCCAGCGTGGTTTTGCCGCAGCCGCTGGGACCGTGGAGGAGGATGGTTCGAGGCAGCCTCTTACGTGCGAGCATGTTACGAAGGACGGCCACGGCATGATCGCTGCCGACTATCTCATCGAGCGTCTTGGGCCGGTGTTTCTTATACAGTTCCATGATAAGCGTTCTCTTATAGACCTCGTCGGAGGCCTTCTTTTAGCCGTCGCGGTGATACCCATACACTCTCGACCCGTTTCTGTTCCCTCAGTACGGCTCCCTTGCCTTGAAGGTTGGAGTTCTTCACGTGGCCTGCTACATAGCACACGGTGTTCCAGTCCTTCCGAACCCACCCGGCGTCCTCTAGTGGCTTGTACATATCGGATGCATACCCGGAGAGGATGGCCGTGCCCTTGATGCCCAAGAGCATCTTCACCAAGCGGCGATGGTCCTTATTGGTGGTCTCATGCTTATACACTTTCGCCGTCTTTCGGGTTGCCTGGACATACGGAGGGTCGAGGTAGAAGAATGTGTTTGGCGAGTCGTATGCCGGGATGACCTTGCGGAAATCATTATGTTCTACCTGTACGTTCTGGAATCGCCTGTGAAGATCGGGCAGCGACTTGATCGCCCCTACCCACCTCTCGGCTGTGCTCGATCCGATGCCATACCCCCAGCTGCTACCGAAGAGGCCCCCGAACGATTGACGCCCGACAACGTACCACCGCCAGGCCTTCTCCACGGGGTCTGCCTGCTCCTCCCAAGTTGCAACGCACTCATAATAAAGCTCGCGGGAATACGGCAGCAGCGCCACCTTCCGATGGAACTTCTCGAACTTGTCCGGGTCGCTGATGACCTTAAAGAAATTCACCAAGCCCCCATCAACGTCATTGTACACCTCAACGGGTGATGGCTTCTTGGCAAGCAGCAGTGACGCGGCTCCCCCAAACACCTCAACGTATGTGGTGTGCGGAGGGAACAGCGGGAGTATCTTGGCGACCATCATTCCCTTGCCGCCAACCCATACAATTGAGTGTAGCCTTTTGCCCATTAGATAATCGCCTTCTTGTTGGCCCACGGCTCGTCTATGCCCGCGATCTCCATCTCTACATCCATCGGCACTATGAGCCAGGGCCATTCCTCTCGCAGCTGTCGTGTAACCACGTCCCTGCAAAGCGTTATGTAATCATCTCGTTCTTCCGGCACGATGTCGGACACTATACTATCGTGTATCTGACCGACGATCAGCGTCTTCATCCGGCGCTTTCGCATCTCATACCTGATAAGCCTTGTCAGGGACCACAGGAGCCCGTGGAACGCCGATCCCTGAATGCCATAGTTTATAATCTCATTCTTCTTCATATACCCCTGGCAGACGAAGCCGGTAAGCGTTTGAATGTACCCCTTCGAGCGGTATGCATCGACCCACGTTGTTTTCCATCTATCATAGACCGGGAACCGCTTCTTCCAGAAGTTTCTCTCCACCGCCTTAATATGCCCTTCGAATGATCCCGGTAGGGGCTCCCTCTTCGGGTCGAGGTTGCCCAGCCGTGTAATGCCCTTGCTGGCGAGGTGCTTCTTTATTGGTAATCCATCCACCGTTGTCAGTTTATCAAGCTCGATGGCCTCCCAGAGCCGCTTGGCGCAATCGATGAACCAGTCGCCGTAGAACTGGGCGAACACAAAGAGGCTTTTGGTGACGGCTCGGGTTCCCTTACTGACCTGGTCCTGGGGGAGCAGAAAGCACTCCATCGCCATATCGCGGTGCATGTCTTTAGACTCGTCGCAGATGTACTCTATCATCCGGGGGTCTTTGTGGTAGCACGCGGCGAACCGGACCTCATTGCCCTTTATGTCCATCTCCCCGACCTGGCGTCCCTTACGAGGGATGAATGCACGCCGAACGAGCCTGCCTGTTTCCGGAACGCGAATGGGTATGTTCTGGAAGTTCGGGTCGCTCGATGATCCTCGGTACGTTCTGGTGGTATGGAGGGGGAAGAACGGATGAACCAGACCATCCACCACCTGCCGCTGAATTCCCACCAGGTACGTGCTGGACGTCTTTTTGAGCTTCTCAATGGCGATCCATTCCGTAACGAACGGGAGCTTGAGAAGGTTCAGCGATGTCTCATCCATACTATCCATACCATCAGGCTTGTCGATTTTCAGCACCTTGAACAGCACCGTCTCGAGCTGCTCGCGGGATCCTAACTTCATCTTCCCGCCGAATGTCCGGTGCCATGCACGGTACACATCAGTGC